CCCGACACGTCTTTTGATATTCGTAATCCGTTTACAACGGGGATTAACTCTTTCAACTCCACATATCGAAACGTCAATGCAGCGTGGCGCGCTCATACTTTTGTCGGACAGATGGCAACGGCATACGAAGCAGCGCAGCTCGTTAATGAAGAAAATAATTATGATCCAGATTGGGATTTATGGGAGCATCTAACGGATTCGGAAAAAGCAGCGGCTCGAGCGTCAGGCTATGAAGAGTTGTCTGCGTTGCGAACCCCAGAGCAGCTTGAACAGTATCGTTTGGTAAAAGCGGCAAATGGGTTTTACCGGGACGAGCTTTCAGATGCGAACCCGGCAACGGTTTTTATTTCTTCGATGTTTGATATCGATGCCTTGGCACCATTGGGCGTGACGAAGGGTATTGGGTTTGTAAGAGGCGCAGTAACGGGTGCGGCATATACGGGAGTTGCGACAGGCGCTACAGAAACAGCGCGTATCTCAATGGACCCGGAAGCTAAGCCTGACGAAATATTATATGCATCATCTGCGCTTCTAATTGGCGGTGCGTTTGGTGGTGCTATAGGACGCATGAAGGGTAAGAATGCGTTCGATACGATTAAAGCGCAGGAAGACTTAGCGTCTAAGTCTGTAACAAAAGGAGATATAGAAAAAGCCGCTGACAGTATGGATCAAGTGTATGAAGAGACACTTCATCATAATGACATGGGACCAAGACCGGAGCCGCGGCCTGAAGATATTGGCCCTATGGAGGCAGAGGTACGGCGTATTTTAGATGAGGATGTTAGCCCTCTATCTAAAGAAGCAGAAGACTATTTATCTGCTGCGGAAGCGGGTATGCCAGCAATGGTGACAAAAAGGCTGCGCCGCATAGCAGAGAAAGAGGGCATTGAAATAACTGATAAGACAACACCTCAAGATGTTGTCGATGCTCTTAAAAAGAAAAAAGCTGCCGCCGCGCTGGCATCTAGAGCAAAGGACTCTGTCTTAACAGATGAAGCTGAGAAGTTGATAAATGAAACAGATCAAGTTCTCGCAGCCTATGAGAGGCTTCACGGACCTGAAGCATTAAAAGAACATTACTATTACAAGCCGACGTTTGTAACACCATGGATGCGTAAGGTAGCAAAAGAAAATGGAATTGAGGTAACCAATACGACAACGCCTGCAAATATTGCCAATGCTCTCAAAAAGAAAAAAGCTGACGCGGAGCAGGCATCGCGTGGCCCCGATCCTTCTGACGAGATACTAGCTTTAGATGCCGAATATAAGGACGCCTTAAAAGGTATCGAAGATGGAGTGGATCAGCCGGAATATGTTTTTCATGTAGGCTCTTCAGGTAATAAAGAAATTATTTACAGGGATGGATTGACTGCTGGCGGGATTCAACCGGGAAGACCTGTTGACGACTATGGCTATGGAGATCGGGTGTATGTATTCCTTGCTTCTGATCTACCTGACAACTTTAAAAATTTTGCTGATGTAAGTGGCGCGGGACCATCATATAAACCAGTAAAACCTTTATTTGATATTTCAATCGATGAGCTGCCTAAGTTTAAAAGCAGAAGAGGTTATGGCCCTAGGGCAGCAGAATTAGGAGATGGTCCGCAGCCGCAAGATGACCTCTTTGATAAAGAAGCGTTAATAGCCGTGCCTGGTGTTGGGCCGAAGACCGCTGAAAAAATTTTATTGAAGCTTAAATCGGGAACAGCGCTCTCAAATCGAGAGAAAGAGTTCCTTCGCCAGAGTGGTATAGAAGAACCTGCTGCAAGATCAGAGCCTGAGACCGTTCTTGATGCCGAAGATGAGGTCGCTTTAAACGAAGTTCTTCAAGAACTTGACTACTTCGGGTACTACAAAAGTGTGAAAGGCAGAGCACTCAACGAGGAAGAAATCGATTCTGCAAAGAAACTTTACATTGATCTTGTTAATGCTAATTCAAGCGCAATTATGCGACAGGCCATTAAGATCGCTAGGCTTGGAAGGAAATACGGTGTCCTCGTTGGTGATGATCTTGTGATTGAAGGTGCAGACAACTACGCAACATTAAGGAACCTTGAAACCTTAGCTGCTGGAGCAAAACGGCGCTCTGATGAAGAGCCTCCACCTTGGGAGGAAGTGCCGCGTGGTGCCGATCCGGATACAGAGAGCTTTGAGATGGCTGCGCCTGAAGCGGATGGTTCTTCATTCAGACCCGCACCAGCTTCCAAGTTTACACCAATAGAAAAAGATGACGGCGGCTTATGGCAGCCTAAAAAGAATCCGCTTACCAGATTGGCGGCTCAGCAGGGTCGCCAGTTCCCTTACATGAAGAACATTGAAAACCAGTTCTTTGAAATGGGAGAGGATGCAATTCCTCTTGCCAACAAGATTTCACAAACAGCCCAGAAACTTGGTGGCACGCTTCTCCCGAACAAGAACGGTGAAGCCGAGATCGGTCTTATGTACCGACATCATCAGCTTTATAAGCTGATGGACGATCACCTGACACAGATTTCTGAAATCTATAATGCACATCGAGGCCGCACTGCCGGAAAGGGTGGTGCTGCGCGCATGATGATGAGCGAGGTGGCTGACAGTTACCAAAACCTAAAAGGTCGGGCGCAAGGTGAAGGGCAAAAGTCCCGCGTTAAATTCACCCATGAAGACTACATGAACTGGATTTGGTATCCGGCTGCTTACAATTTCGATTTTGATGCCACTATGTCTTACGGCTTGAAAACAATCCGTGAGCGTTTTGCGGAAGAGGGATGGGGTCAGGCAGAGTGGGACGTTCTTAGCAAAGGATCGCAAGAGGCACTTGGGTTCTTTGAAAAGATTGGTGAGATGATGGATGCCGATGCCATGAAGGGATCGGCTGCGGCCTTAAAGCGTGCTGAACAATATGAAGATTATGCCGTTTTTCTTCGTGAGCGTGCCGTGAAGCATGGTAAAAGTCGCGAAACTGTCAGGGATAATGAACAAGCGTTTAAAGTTCTGACTGAAAAGGATCGCGTGGCATTTGCTGAGTCCTTAGAGTTTGATGCGGCTGCAATCTCTGAACGCCTTGCAGCGGGGGATCCTGAAATTGCAGCAACGATGTATGCGAGTCTCGTTCGTGTTGCATTAAAACAACATCTGGAAACGCTCAGACCTATATACGCTGCAATTGAAGCTGAGTATTTAACGCCGGCACAGAAAGCTGGTCTTGAACCAAAACCCAGACCTGACAACCCCGTTACAAGAATTGAAGACGCTTTAAAGCTGGACGCAAAGTCGCCACAGGATGCCGTCAAGATGCGGAAGATTCTGGATGAGACGCTTCAGGTCGAGGGTATAGATACAGCGGATTCCGCAATCATTATTGACCGGCGGTATGATGGCAATAATCCGGATGAGTGGACAATGCGCGAATTCAACAAGCGCCTTGAAGAACTCGAGACAATGTTATTCCACTCCACGATCAAGCAGGGTCGCGATATGCCTCGCAGAGACCCACACTATTTCGCCCGGTTACTTCGTCCTGACATTATAGATGATCCAAGCATTGATAAGTTTCTTCGTGAAGAAATGTTTCGGGCGTTTCAGGAAGATCCGACATTAAGAGGCAAAACCCTTAGTCAAAAAGAAGACGCCATTAAAGAGCGTGTTGATAACACGATAAACAACATGCGTCGTAGGGGCGTCCGAGCCGATACTGAAGGCTTGCTCGATGAGGATACCGGGCTTTCGCCTTTTGTGCCAAAGCATGAGATGTCTCGCCGCAATCCGTTACGCGATCGCACACTTCTTATGGATGGTCCGGGCAACAGTGTTCTCGAGACTGATCCTCGCATTGTGATGAATGCCTACTTGAACCGTGTTGGCCCCTCGATGTCGATGACGCGGGAGTATGGTGATCCTTCTGCTTGGCGAGCCATTCGTGAGATTGATTACGATGCGGAAGACCTTGCGATTGAAGCTATGAAAAAGGGCGATTGGGAAACCGCGGCAAAGATTGAGAGAGAGGGTCGCGAGCAAGTCGCAGCCTTGACTGACTTGCGGGATGGTGTCCTTGGCACTTGGGGTTTCCATGAAGATCCAACGACGCTGAGTGCAAGAACGCTTCGCACAGCTAAGAACATTGGCGTTGTCACGCTTATGGGTCGTTCAGGTCAAATGGTTGCGGCTGATGCCGGGCGGCTGATGCTTGCCATGAAGCTCAAAGAGCTTGGGGATATGGGGCTGATGGCCTTCAAGAATCCTCAAGAGTTTGGTCTTGCTTGGAACGAGATCAAAATGATGGGCGAGATTGCAGAGGCACGTTCAAACCTGAGGACAGGTTGGTTGCTTGATGCAACAGGCGGCTCAATGGCGCGAGCTTCTGCTTTTGAAAATTTCTGGCAGCGACTAACGGGACCGACCTTTGTTGTGTCTGGTCTGGCTCCCGGTACGGATATGCTCAAAGGGATTACGGGCGTTCACACAATGTCCGAGATTATTCGCCTCAGTAAAGCACATGCTGAAGGTACGATTGGCCTGATGTCCAAGGAATTGCCAAATACGATAGGCGAGTGGACGATTGTTTCCATGAAAGGCATTCCTCCGCAGCGTGGGAAAAAGCTTGGCCCGTATGCGCGAGCCAATCCCAACGAAAAAATAATCTATTACGACGAAGATAAGATCCGGGCGGCTTACAAAGAACGAAGATGGGCGTCACAAGATTACCTGAACAACGAAGGTGCGCCCGATCCAATGCCGGTAGACGCTTTTAAAACCGAAGAGCATTGGATGCGTCATGTTCTCTTGCATGAATGGATGCACACAAAGTTCCCGCGCGATAGAGGGGAAAGCATAAAGGCATACGAAAATCGAATTAACCAAGAAGCCTTCAATCGGCTGCCTTATCACAACCCTCCGGAGAAGGGTGAAATTGATATGGCGGACCGTCTCAAGGAACTTGGCATTACGGACGACCTCGCACGGCGTATTAACGAACAATGGGAAAAGGCCGGGTCTCAAGGGCCGGGAAATGGCGCGGATCATTTATTTATCGCCAATAGCGAGAAATGGGATGACCAAGAAGTTATTGATCTCTTTCGGGGTGCGGTTAGTCAAGAGATCAACAAGATCATAATCACACCAAATATAACGACACGTCCGAAGTTTATGAGTACAAACCTCTGGTCGTATCTTCTTCAGTTCAAGAGCTTCCCGATCGCGGCTTCGTTTGCGGCGACGGCACGAATGATTCAGTCGCCAAAAGAAAAGCGTATTAGGCGCATGGCACTTGGCATGTTGGCTGGCGGATTCCTTGTTCAAAATCTTCGCGCATCTCCTTTCGATGAGGATGACATCGACAAATATATGCGTGTTGTGGATTACTCCGGTGTCGTTCCGCTCTTCAGCGAAATCAACAATATCACCGAGCTTTTAACCGCCGGCACAGTTGGTATGCGCCCCCTGTTTGGAAGCGAAAGCGTTCTTCGAGACGTCAATGTTGCCGAGCAATTTGGTCCGTTCCTTGGGCCGGTTGGAGGGTCTGTTCTCAGATTAGGCGGTACGTTGCCCGAAGGTGACCTTGGAGAGATCACTAAAGCGGCCACCCGTTTCGTTCCATGGATGAATCATCCAGCAAACTTTTTCCCAGGATTTATGAGGGGCTTGGGCGAAATGGCTGAAGGCGAGGAGTAACAATGGCGACAATTACAGTTCCAGACGAGTCACGCCGCAAACAGGTGGTTGTTGGTTCTTCTGCTCAAACATCATTTACTTTTGATTGGGTGATTTTTGATACGGCGACAGACATTCGTGTCTGGAATGGCGCAACTGAGCTTGTAAATGGGACCACTTTTTCTGTAGCAGGGAACTCTGGGACAGATGGTGGTTTTGATGGGGGTACGGTTACGCTAACTGGTACTCTGGCATCAGGCGTTTCTAACACAACTGTCACCATTGAGGGTAGTACGCCTAATAGTCGGCTGTCGAATTTAGCAGCAACGGGTCCGCTCGATATTGATCTGCTAAACAAGGATCTTAATCGGGTCATTACGATGATCCATCAGAGTATCGACACGATCAAGAAGTCACCTCGACTGGCTGATGACACAACGTTATCGCTTCCCGTTACCTTCCCGGCGGCAAGTGCCAGCAAGGTTATTTCATGGAACTCGTCAGCAAACGCCCTTGAGGCGACTGTTTCGACAGGTGATATATCAAATGCGGCAACCAAGGCTACGGAGGCGGCTGCGTCGGCCACCGCGGCCGCATCTTCGGCTACTGCATCAGCAACTTCGGCTACCGCATCGGCGTCTTCGGCTACAGCGGCGGCGTCATCGGCATCTGATGCGGCAACTTCTGCTGCATCTCTTACATTTGCCAATCAATCTGAAGCAGAAACAGGCACCAATAACACAAAAGGCATGACGCCGCTGCGGGTTAAACAGGCCGTAGATAGTTATGGGATTTTGGCAACCGACATCGGTACGACTGTTCAAGCGTTTGATGCGGATACGCTCAAAGCCGACACCGCCGATGAATTAACCGCAGGCTTTAGTTCTGCGGCGGAAGACGCTGGCACCAAGAGCAGCGGCACGTTCACGCCTTCACCGGACGGCGGAAACTTTCAGCATTTCGTAAACGGCGGCGCGCACACGCTGGGCGTCCCAGCAAAAAATTGCGCGATGGTTCTTTTAATGAAGAACAACTCTAGCGCCGGAACGCTGACAACGAGCGGATATACCAAGGTCGACGGCGACGATCTCAGCACGACAAACGGCGACGAGTTTTTCCTGTACATCACGCGCTACAACGATGGCAGCACTAGCTTCAGCGCGCTTACCGTGAAGGCGCTGCAATGAGCCTAATCCCAATTGTGCAGGGTGGTCATAGCGCAGCGGCGGGTTTCGACACGACCCTTATCTCGAACTCAATATGGCTGGACGGCAGCGGAACCAGCGGCGACAGCCTAACGCGAAGCTGGGGCACGCCGAGCAACGAAGACCGATGGATTTGGGCGACTTGGTATTGCCCGCTTCGTGAAGCGGACAGCACCGGCAATCGCGGTAACATTTTTGCGAGCGGCTCCGGATCAAACGGATTTTACTTAATCCACACGTCAAACGATTCCACGTTTGGCATTTTCCACAGGGACAGCGCGGGTAACGAAGGCGCGATCAATACCACAGAAAGCTATCGTGATTTGGGTAGATGGATACACCTTCTGGTCGATTACGATTCCGCAAACAGCACGGCGGCCGACAGGATTAGTCTGTATGTCAACGGAGTAAAAACCGGAGTGAACAGCGGCACGCGACCGGGCAGTGGCAACCATATAAATGTCAATGTATCAGGGCAGACGCATCGAATCGGACAAGACTTGAGTTCAACGCCGAATTATCACGCGTCTTGTTATTTAAGCCAGACACTATTCCTCGACAATAAGAGTATCGCTGCCGGTGACTACGCGATTACTGATTTTCTAGGAACGCCTTTTACGTTCGGAACGAATGGGTCCCAGATAACACCAAAGTCTGATGCGGAAATCACAGCCATCGCCAACGCCGGTGGTGACCAGTCCAGTTTGCTTCTGTACTCGAATGCGTCTGACATCGACAACGACGCTAGTAGCAAAAATAACGACTGGTCTACATCGACAGTCGGATCGTCAAATCAATCGAGCAACACCCCGAGCTTAGTTTATTCAACGTGGAATCCTCTTTATCCCCCAACAATGGGACATGCCCAAACAGCAACTTTATCCGAAGGAAATTTAAGGCTAGCGAGTTCTACGAGTAACTATAGCGTCACTTTAAGCACGCTTGTAATGCCTGCCGGGTCTGGAAAGTACGCCGCAAAATTCACTGTAAACACGCTTGGCGGAATCTACCCGGTGATTGGCGTGTACGACATTGAAGGATCAAACGCTTTTGTAAATGCGTTCACTGGCACTAGCGACTCCGTTGGCTTGAGAATGGACGGTCAAAAGTATGTTGACGGTTCTTCTTCAAGTTATGGTTCAGCCGTCTCAGCCGGAAATACCGTCGAAGTTGAACTTGATATGGACGGCAACACTGTTGAATTTCTAATCAATGGATCGGCCCAAGGCACAATCAGTAAAACATTCACAGGCACCGTCGTCTTCCTGGTTCAAGACGGAAGCAACGGAAGCGCGATCGATGTAACCGCCGAATTCAACTACACGCCAAACGACAGCAATTTTCTGACGCTCAATACTGCCAATCTCACCGCACCGACGCACCAAGGCATCGATCACTTCAACGCTGTGAAGTATGCCGGAAATGGTACAGCGATTGGCAGCGGTGGCAAGGCAGTCACGGGCGTTGGGTTTTCACCTTCTTGGGTCTGGATAAAAAATCGAGATACAAGTGATAGCAACGCTCTGTACGACGTTGTACGAGGAACGACAAAGCAAGTTGAAACAGACACGACTGCTATCGAGACTACAGAAGCCGAGGGTCTAAGCGTCTTTGGCTCAGATGGCTTCACTTTGGGGAGCTTGGCAGAAGTCAACACCTCTTCCGAAGACTTTATCTCTTGGAACTTTAAGGCAGGCGGTAGCGCATCATCAAATGGCAGCGGGTCAATTACAAGTTCAGTCTCTGCCGCCGCGCCGGGTCACTTTTCAATTGTAAGTTGGACAGGAAATACGACTGCCGGTGCTACTGTCGGGCATGGGCTGGGCGGTACACCGGAATTTATTATTGCGATTGCGCGCAATGAGTCTGGCGAAAATAAGCCAGTGTATCACAAATTCATGACAGCAGATACCGACCATTTGAAGATCAACGAGAACAACGCTCAAGGCACGGCTGGCACGACTATCTGGGATGAATCTGCTATGTCGTCAACGGTCATTGGACTTGGCGCGGCAGCGCAGAGCAATTCTACGAATGGGATGGTGGCGTATTGTTTTCGAAGCGTTCCCGGTGTGTGCAAAGTAGGCAGCTACGTCGGAAATGGCAACGCAGATGGACCCTACGTCGTTACGGGGTTCACGCCTAGCTGGGTTATGGTCAAGCCCATAGGTGCTTCGAATCCTTGGACAATCACAGATACTGCTCGAGATACAATCAACGCAACGACTCGTCGTTTGCACCCAAACCTTAATCAAGCTGAAGAGACTGATTCACTAACTTGTGGTGATATTTTGGCCGATGGTTTTAAGGTGCGCGCGTCGCATGGCAACGTGAATCAAAGTGGTATTAGCTTTTTATATGTCGCTCTTAGCCAGATAGCTGGCAACGGCACTCTGCCGCCCATACTAGGAAGGTAGTTACAAATGATAGCACTCGAACAAGATGGCAACGTCACATACCAAGGTACATGGACACGCCGCTTACAAGAAATAACCGGCTTGCTTGGCAATAAGCAACCACCGCTGCCTCATGCAACTGCTGCTGGCACCTTGCGCGCAGTTGAGTACGTCAAGCCATCGTTGCTCGCATACCAACGCGACGGCTCAGAGTCCGGCGCGCTCGACGGCGATGTCTGGAAAATTACCGTGGCAGCGAAAGATATGTCGCTCGATCAATCGAAGGCGCAAGCACTGTCCGAAATTGCATCGACACGTTACGCAGTTGAAACGGGCGGCGTGATTGTCAGCGGTAAGTGTTATTCGACTGATCGCGACAGTCAGGCGGCGATAGCACGGGCATCTGGCACCGTGTCTTGGAAATGCAATGCTACTGTGACGCGCAACATTGATGACGTTGACACTGTGTGCGTTGGCTCTGCCGAATTTGCCAACAGCGATATGGATGCCGTAGGCACCGCAGTCGCAGCACACGTTGCAGCGTGCTATGCTCGTGAAGCCTTGTTGATGTCTGCGATTAACGCTGCCGACAGCGTGAGTGCGCTACGGGCAATTGATTTGACAGCAGGTTGGGCAAACATTCCTCCGAGTGATCCCGGTGAGTAATGGAACTTTCGCTCGAAATGATCGTGAGCATTGGTGCTTTGTTTGCTAGTGTTATAACAAGTTTTGTTGTGACAAAAACTAAGGTGCAAGACTTGGACGAACACGTAAAAGACGCGACGAAACGGTTAGCGGCGTTAGACAGTCGCTTGGATAAAAACGATACCGCGACAGATTTGGTCGGGCAGAAATTGCATGTCATTGCCAACATGATGGACCCCAAAGAACGTGAGATAGAACATCGGCGTTCTGAGAGGCAGATGGTTTTGTTAGAAGAAATGCGGCGCGATCTCGACGCACACAGGGCAGAGTATTTAAGCGCACACAATGGACGCCATTTGCCAGTGCCGTCATTAGAGGAAAAAACAAATGATTGATTGGCGCAACTACCCCAATTTTAGTGAGCGAGAATTTAAGTGCAGGGAAACTGGTGAACTAGAGATTGACACGCGATTGCTTGAAACGATGCAGGAGATTCGTACGTCCTACGGCCGCGTAATGAATGTTACATCCGGTTATCGAAGCGCAGCTCATTCGGCTGAACGAAGGAAGATTGATCGAGGCGGTAAACCGGGATCACACAACAAGGGTCTTGCGGCAGACATTCAGTGTTCTGGTGAAGAAGCCCTTGAGCTTCTGCGAATTGCTTTAGACCACCCGATGATTAAAGGGATTGGCGTTCAGCAGAAGGGTCCACACGACGATAGGTTTCTCCACTTCGACATTATGGATGAAGGGCCGCGCCCTAACATTTGGAGTTACTAATATGCACGCAATCCTCTCTCGCTTTAAAGAGCCGTCGAGTTACGCTGCATTAACAGGTGTTCTTGCTCTTGTTGGCATCAATGTAGATCCCGGCTTGATGCAGCAGATCAGCACAGCGTTGGCAGCTATTGCTGGTATTGCTGGGTTTTTCTTAAAAGAAAAAGGCGAGCAATAAGTGAATGCTTGGCTTGTTATTGGGGCGCTTGTCGGAATCATCGCCGCGATTGGTGGCGCCATCTGGGTGGGGCGGCGTCTCCAGAAGGGTGAGGCAGCGAAGGCTGTTGAGGAAGCGCGGCAACGCATGGACAAAGTGCAGCCTTCTGACCGCCCTCATACTATTACAAGGCTGCGGAGCGGGAATTTCTGAAATTGCCGCTATTGCGTCTGCATCGGCTTCGTCGGCTGGGGCGTATTTTGATTACAAGACTTCAGAAAAAGCTGAACCTGTAATCGTAACGCCGCCCACAGCGGAATACAGTTCTGAATTTATGATGCGTGCTGCACTTGAGCTTGAATATTTAAAGCGGCCTTGTGCAAAAGATGAACCGAGTGACACATGCTCAACGCTTGGGCGTATGATTCTTGATTACGGTGATTTGAGAGCAAAAATCAAAGCTGCAAAAAACGAGAGCGACTGATCTCAAAACACCTGCTTGCAACATTCGCTCTCCTCCTTCTTGTGTTTGATCTTGCGGGAAAACTTCCCGCCTTTCTTCGGGGCTTCGACCTTTCGGCCATAGTGCCGTAGCGCAGCCGCACTCGGGTTGCGCCGCTTTGGTGGCTCGCGGCGTTTCATTACTCGTTTTTCCCCAATCAGTTTGAGTAATGGGAGGGTGCAAGATTACAGGGTTTTGACTGCCAACGTTGCGGTGACAGGGGGTGGCCCTGCTTTAACGTCTCATAAAAACGCATCTTGCTTTTCCCGGCATCCCTCCTGTCACCGTCTGAGATCCACCCCTCCTAAAAAGGAATGTCGTCATCCAAGGGAATGTCGGTGTCCGGATTTGGTGCGGCCGATTGATTGGCCGGCGCGTTATCATCCGAATGCTTAAAGAATTTATCGATTTTCCCATCATAAGCAGGGATGTTGATCGATGAGAAGTAACGGGTCACACCGTCCTTCTCTGATTTGCTGTTGTCTATTTCACCGACAATGCGAACAAGATCACCTTTGCGAACATACTGTTCGGCAAACCATCCGGGGCCGCCTTCGCGAACCGGGGCTTGGATATTATGCCAGCAAGTCTTTTGCTGTTTTTCGCCGGTCTCTTTATTCTTCCAGCTTTTGGAGGTAGCGACGGTAAACTTTATGACCTTGCCGCCATTGGCAAAGGTCATAACTTCGGGATCTTTCCCGACATTGCCGATCAGCTCGACGTAATTAACGCTAGGCAATTTTCTTCTCCTAATTCATGAGGGTTTCAATTTTGGTCACATAGGCAGTGTTCACTTCTGCCCATTTTTCTTTCAGCTTTTTGTTTGAGCTGAAATATTCCAACCGTTTTCCGGTTGTCAGTTTGTCGACGGTGGTTTTCCAGTAGCCTTCAAGGGCATCACGATCTTCTTCACCGTTGATCTGTTCGATCATCGAATTCAAATACTTATTGGCGGCTTCAAACTTGTGATCTGCTTTTCGGGCGGCTGCTGTTGTGTTGCCTGTTTCCCGATCCTCATTGGCGTTTACGATCTCATTGATCGTTGCATACTCGCCGCCATGCATGCCGAGGTTGGCAAGCGCCCGGCCAATGGCCGAAGTCTCACCGTTCTCAACGGCTGATGTCTTGTTGACATAGCCTTGGTTGCGGTTCTCTTCTGCATAACCTGTCGCAAGGATCGCATTGTCTTCGACGCGTACAATCTCCGCTTTGATAACAACGGTGTTGTTTGTCGCCTCAACCAAATGTGTGTGGATGGCAAAGTCGAGATCGAACACGTTTCGGAAAACCTCAAGCCGATCCTGAACCTGGAGGTATTTCTTGCCGCCCTTCTGCGGGATAGCATATTGGTTGCGAATGGATCGAACTTGCTTGATAGCATCAGATAAACGAGTGTTGTCCGCTTTCGTCTGTTTCGTAGGCAAACTGTGTCTCCTTTTCTTCGTGAGTTTTAAATGAGAAGAACCCTTCAAGGTGCGGGTTCCGGTTGATGAAGTGCCGTGCCATGGGCGTGGTATGGGTGTTGGTAATCTTGAATTCCCAATCTCCGACAACTTCGAAACGGTAGTGCCATCTCAGGCGCTCAACAATTGCTTTCGCGCTGTAGTGGTCGACGCGCTCGGCTACTTGCAGAGCAAACTTTTCAAACATTGCGTAAACGTGGGGGTTTTGTTCGTGGTAGCGAAGCCATTCGTCTTGAATGTCCTGCCTCATGACCACCACCCCGGCATTTCAAGCTCTTCAGCGGCATCTGAATAGCCATGCCAGATGTCAGACGACACACAGGAAGAGAACCGATCCAAGGCTTCGGAAAGCTGAACCCGTGCATGGCTCATAACTTCTTTGGGAAAGGTATAAACCGCAGTCGGATACGGCGGCGACGTCTCAATAGCTATGATGTAATAGTCATAGTCAGGACAGGTCTGAAGATAGAACGCGGCTTGGAATGGATATCCAAAATTGGCGGCTGATCTGGCGAAGCCTTCCGGACTGGCATCCTTGGTTGTCTTAACGTCAACAACGTAACCGCCTACCGTAGAAATCAAATCGTATTTGCATTTGAGATCCAATTCGGTGAAATCGTCTGTCCATGTTGTGACGACTTCACGGTCGGCACTACTGTCGGACAGGAGGTTGGAAGCGAAAGGATGGTCGTAAGCCGAGGTGAGGCAGGCGCTGTATTGATCGTACTCTTTTTGTGTGATGAGAGTGACGCCATCCTTCTCTAGCTTTGCTTGCGCTTCCTTCCATTTCTTGGTGGCTTTGGGTTTCTTGGATTCACGAACCCAATCCTCATCGAGTACACCGTAAGATTTCTGAAAGACTTCCGGCTGAAGGATCATGCGATGCACCGCAGTCCCGAAATCCATAGCTGCCGTTGATGTGATGCCGATTTTTGAATGTGCGGGTGTGCGCTTGTAGGCATCCCATATAACAGAACGATTGTAGTGAGGCAGATCGAAATATTCATCGTCTGTCATGTGATGAAAGCTTGTCATGTTCAGGTCCCGGCTCATTAAAACACCACTCCATCCACTTCAATTTCGAGAAACGTTTTCAATTCCCCAATCCGTTCGGATAGGGAATCAATTTGCGCCTCAATAATCGGCGTTGCAGGTTGCCGAGGTAGCTGAGAAAGCTGCGCTTTCAGCGCATGGATCAGCGTGTACAGATCACGGATGTCTGCCAAAGATTGTTCTTTGATCCAGTCGAGCTGGTCATCTTTTCCAGCATAATTTCTGCCATGGATTTGGATAGATGGGTTCATATGTATCTCCTTTGGTGCGTTTATACACCAGTCATTGCATCGATGCAATTATTGCTGTCGGTTTCAGGGGTGGGCATTTCCTTAGGAGTTGCCCAGGTTAAGGCGACGGAGCCTAGCGCGACCGCCCTCACGAGGGCCGGGCGGCGCGCTAGGATTCGTCGTCTAGTATGTTTTCGAGTTTTGTTTTGAGCATGCCCAGACGGAGAAGCCTCTGACTTTCGGGCAGTGATTGGTGCGTCGATTGAATAAATTCTATGGATGGAAAGGATTTATATTTCCAGTTACGCAATATCCGTGTGGCAAGCTGCTCAAGGACGCCTTCAAATAATTGGAGCTGCTGCATATAAACGCGGATCGTAGCGTCGGGCATCTGCTCAATGTTCAAGCCGTCTGTGATGTATCGAATGAAAACAGAAAGTTTGTCAGAGCGTGCGTATTTTGCGGCGTCGGTTTCCCGTGTCACATATTCGAGATCAAGGGGTGTGATCTGTTTGCTGAGCGTGATTGAAAGGCTAGTGCTTTGTTCGATCGAACTCCTCGCGCGCGATAGCAGCCAGTCGTTCCGTTTCGTCACGTCGCTTGGTAGCTGCGCGTGTGTCAGGGTTATTTCGTTCGGCATCTTCAATCTCCGTTTGATAATCTGATGTCCATCCGTCTTGGTTGAGCCACGGTGCCGGTCCTTTGATGTACTGAAGTGGCGTCTTTTTGATGGTCAGTTCGAGGTGAATGTAAGCTTCGAGACCGTCCATAATTTCCTCCAAGCTAACGCCACGCTTGCGCGCACGGACAAAACTGTGAAGGGCTGCACGGGGATCTCGTTTCTTTGGATAGGCCGGGTAAAAGAAGGTATGAAACTCATGCTCGAGGTCGGGCTTGAGGTCGACCTGTATCGCCATTTGTGGCGACCCATCCGGAACAGGTGATTGCATCCACTTGTGAGTTAAGAACCAGTATTTATTCGGTTTTTTCTTACCAACCTGCTCAACTTCAATCAAGTTGTGACGCGCCAGTTCTGTCAGGTAACGGTCAAGCTGACGAACACTCGCACCAACTTCGGCTGCAAGAACTTCTCTGGTAGGCTGTGCGTAGCCCTTCTCTTCCGTATATTGAGAGAGACGGGCATAGATCAGCTTAGCGCCGTGACTTACTTCGCCCTGACATAGCAACCAGTTGGGCACATAAGCGCCTGTCCATAGGCGATATGGATTGATCCGTTTCATACCCGACCTCCCGGAAATTTTTTCGCAAAATGATTTCGACAGGCAGCCCTGTTGTTGCTTTCACAATTGAATGCTTCAGCTTCCAGAGTTGGGTGTTTGTGTCTTTGCCTATGAAACCTTTGGTATCTTGCAGCCGAACACGGATTGCTTTTCCTTCTTCATCCAGTTCGGTAAATCGAAAATCGATAACGGATGTTCCGACACGCTCACCGTTTACAATAAGGGGGTAGCGTACCTGTCGTTCGAGGCGTTCGATCCAGCCAGCCTTCTCTATAATCTGTAAGGCTCGCCAGTATTCCGCTTCCCACTTTGAAGGAAACGATATGCCATCAACCTTAGTCCACTTGGACTTGTACTTGTTTCTCTTCAAAGCACACCTGTGCATGTGTGGAACAAATGAAATCGATCAGTTCGTATGCACTCTTTTTTTTCTCACTAACGGGAAATGCTAAGACGAGATCACGGGGATCAAATGGCGCGGCTGAAAAACGAATCATGCCGCCCAATGCTGCAAGCCATTTAAAAAGCATATGAGAAGAGGGTTGTTTGAACCCACATTCCCAATTGTTAATTAGCCGCTCTGATACATTTAGCCGATAGGACATTTCTTCTTGTGAAATGCCCAAGCTTTTACGCTGAGCGACCAACTGCCCTATAACCGTCTGGTAGTTTTCTGGTTTGTCTTGCATGTGAGGCTTCAAGAGTTGTCCTCATACATTGCGTCAAGGACACGTCTTGTTAGCGCCTCCGTTGGTGCGACACCGTTCATCCACCTCCAGTAAGTGGAGGTTGGAATGCCGGCCGACTTGACTGCTTGGATCAGATCAATGTCTAAACGGTTTGCTTCGTCACGCATTTGAGAAAGGTAATCGTACATGGCAACAAACTGGTGCATAACTGCACCACTTGTCAATCATGATTGCATCAATGCACCAGCACGACTCCGTACTGACACCGACCTCCAATATCGTAATCGGAGGCCGGGTCAATTACGTCACAAAGAAATTAGTTTAAAAGATCAAGTGGCGGGAGCCAGTTGTGGGCTTCTGCTGCCTTGCGACTGGCTGTAACCAGTTCGATCTTGCTCATGTGAGCATGCTCTTCATCAGGCTCAAGTTCATCGAGAACTTCTATGAGCAATGGCTTCTTCATCTTTGTGAAAAGATATAGGGAAGCGGGTGTTGCATCTATGGTTGCACGGACCTGATGAAACTTTTTATCCTCTTTGAGGTGAGGATAAAGCCTACCCCAATCAATAGACGCAGCACATTTAGCAGCAAATGCAGCTACAGCCTGTTCATGATTCCGGCATTTCATTTTGCTGGAGAGCAGTTTGTTCAATCGATCAACCCGCTTTTCCAATTCACGATCATTGCCGTAATCCTTGAAATTAAGAAAATTACTGGGCGATGCGCTCATCCAATGCATTTGTTGGAGATACGGAACGGAAACCTTTAGCTCCGAGGTTGCCAGATATTCGCAAAATGTCAGTCGCCAATAAGACTGAGCTGTCGCCAACAGCAAACCGGAGTAAGTTCGAACCGTGACGTCTGTCTGAGGTACGACCTCATCAGAGGTGAGCTTTCCGATCAGCAGCTTGATTCGCATCCGATCATCAGAATAAATCTGAATGACATCGGGCATCGCTTGCTGGATGTGCAGGTCTGGTTCAGACCAGTCATATCGGCTATCGATATTATAACTGGCGATCATTTTGTATTGTTTTTGAAAGCTGTCGTGTACCGACCAGAGATCTTCGGATGTCTTAATGTGTTCGACTTCCGCTAACGGAAACCATTCTGACCATGCGTGTTTTAAATCATCGATAGCTTTCAGTTGAAGACGGCGGAATGCGTCGGAGTCAGCGACATATTGCACATCGTCAAAGAGATCCTGTGACAACACGGTTTCTAATTTTTCTGTGAAGATCGCATCGTCCGGATTGTAAACGAACTTGCGTGCATAGGATTTTACGTCCCATCCGCGGATGTAGTCTTGATGTTCCGAAAGGTCTTCAAAAAACCGTTCGATAACGTCATCCTCGAGCGTTGTCATGTAGGTCAACGCTTCGGCGTCGATCAATCCGGCTTTCCAGTATTCCCGTGCCTGAGCGGGAAGCTCAGCTAACGCTATGCGCTGACGCACATGCTTCTCCGTCACACCGAATGCTTTCGCTGTGTCATTGAAGGATTTCCCGTCAGTGATAATCATGCTGTGGTAAGCAGCACTCTCATCCCAAGGGTCAATTGGCCGGCGCAGTTGGTTGACGAGCAAGGCATACTCTACGTCATCAACTTCTTCATCCTCATCGAGGACAACGCATGGTGCGCGGTTCGTTAAGTCGGGCATTAGTTCTTGGAGTACGCTGAGCCGAGTGTTGCCGTCGAGAACGATGTATCCCTTGCCGTTCTTACGAACTGTTAGGGGAGTCATCAAACCCGAGTTCAAGATCGAGGTCTTCAATTGATCCCGAAACGCGGTCTCCACGTTCGATCGCGGATTCAGCGAGCTGGAAATGAGTTCTGATAAGGGAATCTCTTGTGTCTGCATCAATGGCCTCCTGTCGGATTTTAAAGGGGATGTTATTTCGAATAAGATATGCCCGGTGCTGTCGCAGCAGCCGCCAGAACGTTGCTTTGTCCATTCGAAAAGGGATGTTTTCACCTGCCACAAACCATCTCGCTTCACGAAAGTGCAGCATCATGTTTTCGTGCGAGATGATCTGTGTCATGATGTCGGTATCAGAAATCGTCCTCTATCCTTTCGTCTGCTGCATACTGGGGGTTGGTAAAAATCTCTGGTCTATAGCCAGAGAGCTTGCGGTCTTCGCAAACATGACAGGCACGGCAGATGTAGATCCCGCGAGCATCTGAAATCGCTCGGGGATATTCACCTGATCCGCAGTCGCATGTTGCGTGCGCCTCAAATTCGTATCCAAAGCTGGTGATATTCATGCGGCTTGTTTCTCCTCTTGTTTGAGTGGGTTCGGCCATGTGAGGCCGCCTGCTTCGAGCAGCCAAGTTGCTGCCTGATCCGCTGCCTTGGCGCAGTGCCACATCTGCTTTGGATCATTGCGAATAGCCTTCGCGTAGCCGGCGATATATTCACGGTGTTGAAGGTCGCTTTTGAAATCGAAGAAGCCGGTAAGGAATGAAGCGCCGAACTCAGCAACGAGTTCTTCAAGTGCGTAATCTTTGGTGGTCAGTCCTTTCGGTCTGCCGACCCGATCTTCATGGCGGGTTGAATGCACATATTCGTGTAGTGCTGTTGCCCACCAGTTTTCTTCCGGCTGATCCGTGATGAACTCATTCAGTTTCGGCATATAAACAACGTCAGGCTCCATTGCATATGCTGCCTGACTACTGTCCAGAATGGGAGGTAGCTTGCCTCGCGCTGCTTCCTGCCATGCAAGGCAGCGTTCATTCGTGAAAGGAACTTCAGGTTTCGGTTCGGGATCTACAAACGTGCCTTCAGGCCAGCCTTCGATCTGATCAACGTTGTAGAGATGGAAGACGTTGACGCCAAAGTATGTAGCTTTGTCGATCGGTACGACGCTGCCGTTAGAATGTATTGCCATGCTGGTGCCGTGCTTGCGCCAGCCTTTTTTGAACTGCCGTCCGTAGTGAACTGTGAGTGTACCCTTGGTGCCTTTATTCGAGAGCGGCGTGCCGATCTTTGAAGCGACAGCCATCATCTGTTTGAAGGTCAGCCAGTAAGGGTAGCGGTAGCCATGCCGAACCTGTGTCATTGCCAGTCGGATGACATTGAAGCCGCGGTAAGGAGTGGTGGTGAGATAATTGATAGGCCGCTGATCCGAGGTTGACCAAGGGGCTGTCCATTTAGCGTCTGAATTTTGTATTGCCTCGAGCTGGGCAATAAATTCTTCAGCGATTTCATTACACGCTTCGTGTAATTTGTTTTCTCCGTAGTTAGGCATCGTTTTTCCTTAAAAAAAATGGCCGTGACAACTCTGAGAAAGGGATAAGCAGAGTCATCACGGCCGAGTTAGCAGTCAGAAAAGGAGAGTGGGTTGCCCCTATTCAGACTGCCTGGGAGGTAACTGCTTCAGGTATTCCTGGTATTGGTTCTCAGCGGTTCGTGTGCAGACAGGACACGCATCAACGATGTTGTATCTCTGATCGATACCGGGCCGCAGCTTTCCGTATATGCTGATGGAAATCGCACCGGTGTTTTCGCAGAAATTACAAATCACCGAAGAATGCTTCGCTGCCAACAAGAAGGATCAGACACATTAAGGCGAGCAAAACGGTCGGTATGAGCGTTTCTTTAACAAGTTTCATAATTGCCATTGTAACCTCCAGTGGAGCATAAATGCACCAGTTATGTTAAAAAAAAGAATGACCGGGATGCAAGCCCGGCCCTCCCCTCGGGCCGGGGCCGGGCGCGCAGATCGGTCATGATGTCGTGGTTGTATCAGGTCAGCCGCTCATTTCTTTTTTTACAATCATCAATGCTTGCCGAAATGGCAGCGATCGTATCTTTTGAGTGAGTATCAGCGCCTTGATGCGTTTATCACAATCATCAATGAGTGCGATAATCTCAGATGTTTTCATGGATACGTTTCTCCTGTTGTTAGGTCAGCATTACTGACCATGGCGACCCACTCTGTGATGTTAAAATTCACCGAGAAAAAGAGTGAATCATTCTAAATTGAGCTATAAAGAATTGATATTAAAGAAATAATTTAGGGGGTTGACACGAAGAAATTGAGGGTTCCCTATGTTATAGACCTAAGCATTCAGTAGGTTTCTTCTCTGTATGAACCAACCGATCTCCGCGCCAAGCAAAAACGAGCTTGAAGAACTAGCGTTACCTTTAACGCACAAGCAGCGGCGGCTCGTGGCTAATGTTGTATATGAGGGAATGTCCGGTACAGCCGCTGCGATTCAAGCAGGTTATAAAGAACATTCGGCTGTGGTCAGTGCTTCCAAAACCCTAGCAAAACCACACGTTCAGGCTTACTTGCAGGCACTCACGATGTCTTGCTTTGCTGAGCGAGGAGCAAAGGCTTTAAGCTCTATAGAACGGTTAATGACCGGAGCTAAGAGTGAGTACGTCAGGTTAGAAGCCGCAAAAGACATGGCAAATCGTGCTGGTTGGCAGCCACCTGAACGAAAACAAGTCACCGTACAGGGCGATGTGAGCGTAAGAATCGATCTGGATTAACGCCACAGAAAATTAAAACGCCACAAACAATCACGGCCCCCTGATCGTCCCTTAACTTATGCGAGGTACGAGCATTCCGTTTTGGTGGAAATAGAGAAGAATGTGCACTGACGCCCCGTGAAGAGCGCCAGTGCTGTTGAGTTGAGAAGTTAGGATGCGTATTTCTTCATCAGCGCATCGAGTTCTTCGTCGGTTGCCGTTTCAGGCTGAGCTTCTGTCGGCTCGAAGGGTGTTCCCATGTAGTGAATGTAGGCGGCTTGGAAAGCCTCCATGAAGGTCTCTGCAACGGCGACTTGCTGTTCCATGCGGTCTGCCTTGCGTGCAGTAGAGATCAGCTTAGAGCGCGTTGGCCGTGTGTCATCATCGCCCGGATTGTGGAATGCGGAGATGGTAGCAGCGGCATCAGCTTTGGCTTTCGCGTGAGCTTGGACGAGCCAGTTATATCCGCCGAGATAAACCTTCCCGTCTTTGCCCACGTTGTCGCACATAAGCTGTTTCATAAGATTGCGTTCCATGAAGAGCTTAACGCTGTAATTGTGATACTCGTTGCTGTATCCGTGGCTGAGTGAGTTGCCCGGATGTCCGTCTGTTGTCTCCGGTGCATCTGAGATCGAATCCAGTGCTTCAATGATGATTTCAGAAAGTTTCGTTGCTGTGCTTTTCTTAGGCATTTTAATCTCCGTAGTTCGGTTAAGTTAAGTGAGCGTTTTCTTCTGCCCACACATACCGAAGACGGAATCGATGGCGCGAAATGTGCTCTTCGTTCTGCGGACGGGTATCACCAACAGGCACTGTTTTCTCGAGGCAAGCGACACCAACAGGCACCATGAATCAGGTAGCCGAGAGAAAACCACAGGTCGGCCAGAACGAAAGCACATATTCGTCGAGCCCTCCAAGCACTGACCCCCATAAGTGAGGCACACCGTCATGGGGCGAGGCTTGCGGCCGATTCTGTCTAATGGGATTTGTTAATAGTTTGTTGGTTTGTAAATAAGAGGTGGGATACGAGCAGGGTTTCGTGAGTGTATAAGAGTTGCGATTATCGATAGCTGTTCGTTGTGTCTACGGGTGTTGTGGTTCTGTGGTGTTACATGCGATCCCACTGACGCCCGTACGATAACCGTTACCTTGAGGCACCCCACCGCCACCAAGCGGCAAGACGTTACTTATGGGGGCCGGGGGGTCCAAAATTGCGCCACCTTCACCGTAACTAACCCTCTCCCCACAAAATTTCTCACAAAGGTACGTTGCAGCAATGCACCTCGATTTCGCTTATGGCGATATCAAAAAGGAGTTCATATGCCGTACAGCAAGGGAAAGAAGACCCCTTATCCCCGGGGAACGAAGCCGATGAAGAAGAGGCGGAAGAAGAAATGAAGCAGGACATCGCTGATTTAAAGAAGCGCATTCAGTCTGTTTCGTCTCGGATGGTTCCGTTGATGGGTCAGGTGAATTACGCGCATCGTTTGCTGAGCCATGTAAAGGGTTTGGAGCGGATCGTGGATCAGTTGGAGCGTGAGATTGAGCCGCTGAAGCCTGTTCGGAAGCCTCGGAGTAAGAAGGATGGACCCGACGAATAACCCTCATGCGGGTTGGATAGCGAGTTTGAAGTACGAGGATTTGCGTCGTCTGCGTCAGGTTGTGAAGCGCGTTCATTTTCGTCATTATCCGAATGAGTATGTGACGGATTGGGAAGCGGATAAGTTGATTGAGGCGTTGGGTCCGGAGACGGCGATGTTTCAATTGAAGACTGGCATTGACCGGGGCTTGGCAAGCTGAGACCGGAGGTTGTTTTGACGTATCCTCATGCGAAAGCGAAGTACCGTGTACGCAAGTGGTATGCGGTTGAGCGTGATGATGGTCGTCAGAAGGAAGAGCTTCGTGCTTGGCTTAACCTTGGTTTGAATAAGGTTGAGCGTCGTTATGGAATTAAGGTTGAGCGTCGGCGCATGTATCTGAATAAGGAGAGGTCTGAGAAGGGTTTTCTTTATTGGCACATGGAAGGGACGAGTTACGAGCTAGATGCCGGAAATTAGGTATAAGCCGTCTGGTGAGATATCCCGCCAGTTTATGAAGAGTGACAAGTTTGTTCGCGGCATTCGGGGTCCGGTTGGGTCTGGGAAGTCTGCGGCGTGTTGTGTGGAATTGTTTCGTCGCGGGAGCCAGCAGGCGCCCAATCCTTTGACGGGCAAGCGTCATACCCGGTTTGCGATTATACGGAATACGTTTCCGGAGTTACGGACGACGACGGTGAAGACATGGCTGGATTGGTTTCCGGAGGATATTTTCGGGAAGTTCAATTGGCAGCCGCCGTTCACGCACATGATCCGTTTTGCCGACATGGAGATGGAGGTGTTGTTTCTGGCGTTGGATCGCCCGGACGATGTGAAGAAGTTGCTGAGTCTGGAGTTGACGGGTGCGTTTATCAATGAGGCGAGGGAGTGTGGGAAGAGCATTGTTGATGCTGTGACCATGCGCGTGGGGCGGTTCCCGGCGGTGAAGGATGGGGGGTGTTCATGGAGTGGTTGCATCATGGACACGAACAGTCCCGAGGACGACCACTGGTGGGCGATTATGTCGGGGGATATGCCGGCCCCTGAGTGGCTGACGCAGGAAGAGCAGTTATCGTTGGTTGCGCCTGATGGTTGGGAGTTTTTTACGCAGCCGCCGGGGATGGTGGAGCAGCGTAGCAGCGACGGTGATATCACCGGATACGAGATTAATGAGAAGGCTGAGAATATTAAGAACCTTGATCCTGAATATTACGGTCGC